GACCTCTGGCTCTGTTTTCTGGTCCTGGTACATCCGACCAGAGCGCAAAGGGGAGATGTAATACTCGATGTCGTCCCACGTCGCATCGACGGAAGACTGACGGAGGGCATACAGCTCGTCGAACCGCTTGATGATTTCGCCGGGGGTCAAGCATGTCTCCTTCGGAGTGCGTGAATCACTTTCTTCGGTGTGTGCTCACCACCGTCGAGAACTCGTCGGTCGTATCCTTCTCCGACGCAGGCGTACTGGAGGGCCTCAGCGACATGCGAGTGCTTGTCCTTGTTCGGGACGTCGGCGTATCTGTCGCCGACTCCACCCACGGCAAGCCGCCGAAAGCAATATCCACCACCCATCGCTTTGATGAGGCCGGTGCACCTGGATGAGACGACCAGGGCAGGACGACTTCGCATCGTAGTAGAGGTGAGGAGGTGCGCGACGGCTTCTCGACGAAGCTGCCAGTCGTTAGTAGGTGCCGGAGCCACTGGCAGATTGTTCGCCAGCATGATGTCAAAAGGAGTTCGTTCGTCAACCTGTGAGCGCTGCATTCCAGCAGGGTCGCCGTGCCCTCGAACTGTATGGAGGCCATAACCGGCGGGTCCTCGGAGGAGGAGGCCAAGACGTTGGGCGAAACGGACAGCGCCCATGTCGTCTGTGACCAGTTCGTCCAGCACTTGCACTTGTCCGTCACTGTCTGTTTGAAGGATGACAGCAGCAGGGGTGAGACCAAAGTCAACACCGACGACAATGGGTGCGTGCTTGGGGAGGAGGGGAAGTTCGGATTCGGGTCGTACATGGTGGGAAGGTGAGAACTCGGGGTAGATGGGTTTGCCGTCTGTGACGAATCCGAACTGCCCGTCCACGAACACCTTGATCCACTCAGGTGTCTTCCCCTGAGCGAGCTTCTTGTAGTAGTCGGTTGGTAGGTTCTCTAGGTTCTCCGCCTGTGGTGAGCGACCGCCGGGCTGCTGGTAGAAAGAGTAGCCTTCAGGTCGTCGCTGGAAAAACAGGTCGTACAGCCAATGGTCCATGTCACATGGGTTGGTGTCCATGATAATCCCGGACCATGAAGCTCCGCCCATGGCTTTACCAGGAAAGCGCCCCACTCGACCGGTGAGAGCTTCAAGGATTGCGCGAGGGATTTCCTTGCACTCGTTGATCCAGGCTCCTGTGAGTTCGAGGGACAGCAGCTTCTTGACATCGTCAGGTGACTCCAGGGCGCGGAAGAGGAACTCCGCTTCCACGTCGTTGAACCGTGCCCGGAAGATGTTCTGGTTGACCGAGAACTCCCCGAGACTTTCGGGAATCCAGTCCCGGAAGGTGCGGATGGTCGTGTCGGCCAGCTCGCGGTAGGTATTCCGGATGACTGCCCATCGGGTGCGCCGGTGGCCGCCAAAGGCTTCTTGCGCCATCGCTCGACGGAGCAGCTCCATGGAACATCCGGAGGATTTGCCCGAGCCGAAGGGCCCCATCACACAGCGGACGAAGTTGTCGTCCTCCATGAACTGCTTGATGGTTGGTGGGGGCTGGTAGCTAATGGCCATGGCCTAGCGCCGCGCAGAGAGACCAACCGAAGAGGAAGCCAACCAAGAGACCGCAGAACAGGAAGAGGAGGTTAACCATTTTCGACGGTTTTTGGGGGGTTAATTCCCACGATATTAATCTCGACCTTTTGGGCTTGGGCAGCAGAGGCATCGGCGTCTCGTCCCTTGAACTGGGCGTACCCGTAGCGGGCAAGCTCTGAGAGGAGTCTGGCTCTGGTGGAGATGGCATCGTCTGAGAAGGTGTCTCCATCGAGGAACTTGGCCATCTTGGCCATCTCTTCTAGAGGGTCCCCGTACTTCTCGAAGATTTCGAGGACTCGGGGGTGAACAGTGAGAACGGCGGTCTCCGAATCTTTCGGGGGAGCGAGTTCCTTGCGTTTCCGTGGCACGACATTCACCCTATCCCACAGGGCATGTAGGGTGCTAGCACACATTTTCCCTAGGAATCTCCGAAACGTGCGGGAAGTAGGTGGGTAGCGCGCGCGATTCTGAATTTGGGGGCCTACCCCCCTGAACTCGCGTGCGCGCATAGGGGTACCCCCTGCGCGCGGGACAGGCCCACAGGCGCGAACGCGCGGGACGCGGGAACGCTCATGCTCGCGCATACGTGACACGTGTGTCACGTATCCACGTGCACGCGTGCGTGAGGAAGCCAGAGCTAGCGTGCGCGGAGCGCTAACCCTGTGCACCCTGTGCACCCCCTGTGCACCCCTGTTCTCCTCTCTTTCTCTAATAATATCAATAGGATAGAGAAGAGGTGCACAGGGTGCACAGGGTGCACAGGGCAAACCGGGGATAGCAGAGATGAACCATTCCTAGCGACCCAAACCCCCCGTGCTCCCTGTGTACCCTGTGCACTTGTAATAATATCAAGGGGTTACGAGACACCCCCCTGTGCACCCTGTGCACCTCACGCGCGACCCCGAAAGACTCGGGGCCTGCACACCACGGGTGAAATGGTGGGTCATCCGAATTGACCCACCAACACGAATTGACCCAGACACCGAGTATTACCCGCTTTGTGATTTCAACGGGTTGCAAGCTGGCACCGGTTCTGCAAGCTAGTTTGCTCGTCGGCCGAATGACTCGAACCGACAGACCAACGGAGCTTGACTCTCATGGCCAACGACAAGCGTTGCACCCTGCCGCACGACGAGACTGACCGCGACATGCCTTGCTGGTTCTGTGTCCACTACGGGCATATCTCGGAACCCCGCGCATCCTTGGACCTGCGTCGCGTTGAGCAGGCCCGTGCACGAGCCAACCGCAAGGCCTATGCGGCTGCCATGGGGCTCCGGCGGCGTATCCGGGCCGGTGAGCGGTTCGCTCGATACTCCCCGCTGACCAGGCCGGTTGCCTGGTCCCATGCTGCACCCCACGAAAGGACACACCCGATGCGAATGCTGCTCTTGGCTGCCATTATACACATTCTTCCGGTCCCTCAGCCAGACCGCAATGCTCTTCCACCCGTGACCGAGGAGGATGCCAAGGCGTACTGTGAGGCATACGGCGGCACGTGGAACCTGTACGAGTCCCCGACCCGCGATGCTGCCTGGTACGAGTGCGATGAACCGGGCGACGACACGGACGAGGATGCCGCATGCGATGCGGCAATGTCGGACGAGGATGCGTCTTATTGGGGCTCCTGCCTCTGCCGCGACGAGGGGCTCGGTTGCCCCGAGTAACACCGCTGACCAGGCCGGTCGCCTGGTCCCATGCTGTACCACGTAGCACAACCACGAAAGGCATCACCATGGCTCTCCCGACTGGACGCAATGCGCAGCTGCTTTCCCTCCGTGCGAAGTTCAACAAGGCCCATGCCATCGCTGAAGAGCTTGGCATGTCCAAGGTGTCGGCCCGTGCTTTCGAGCTGTTCGGCATCGTGGATGCTGAGCTTGCCAAGACCCGCAAGCCGCGTCCCACGGAGACGGACGACGAGATCAACGAGAGTGACGAAGCGGCAGACTAACACCGCTGACCAGGCCGGTTAAGCCTGGTCCCACCACGAAGGGAGCAACATGAAGCGTGTAGATCAGATTCGCTATGGTCTGAAACACCTCCTCGGCGGCCGTTGCGCGCTGTGCAGCGAGCGCAGGTTCAAGGTGCTGGAGATTGATCACGTGGATGGTTGCACGTGGCACCAGAAATCGAAGAACACCACGATGCGGTGGTATGCGTACCTCCGCGAGTACAAGGCCGGTGTTCGCCTCCGCTTGCTCTGCCGCTCCTGCAACGCTCGGGAGAACCAGTGGAAGCACGGGACGCACGAGGAGCGCAGGATTCACGGGGTTTCCAGCCTCACACTCGTGAAGCGATATGGAAGCCCCGAAGGGGCTTGACACCGGTTTCCAGGTGTGGTAGGCTGACTAGGTTTGGCGTTTCACAGGCCGTCCGAATCCCGAAAAATTCGGCAGGCCGATGAAGCTCCCGACACACGCCGTAGACGCCGCGTCACGAGTGCAGGCATCCGCCTCCGTGACAAGGGACCCCGAGAAGGGTCTGTGAACCAGTCGGAGAGTACCGAATAGCAGCTGACCCGTGGGTCGCCACGGGTCCCCGATGAATGCGCCGCTTGCCGCATTCACAGGGAACCACGAAGCAAGCACAACGGAGAAACACCATGAAGAGCATCATCGCCGCTGTCCTCCTGGCCTCCACCTTTGCGTTCGCCGCGTCGCCCGAGATGGATGCGGCCAAGGCCGAGGTGAAGACCGCGCAGGAGAAGGTCAAGGCGCTCCGCGCCGTCGAGAAGCAGGCCAAGACCGCTCAGCGGGTCGAGAAGGCGAAGGAGCGCGTCGCCAAGGCCCAGGCGTCGCTGGAGAAGGCTCAGCAGATCGCGACCAAGTAGAAGGTCGCGTGTAGCACAGGGGGACCGAGACTTCTCGCAGGGGCCTCGGTCCCCCGATGCTGCACCCCACGAAAGGACTCTCATGCTGACTGACAACGAATCGCTGTACGTTGTGACTGCGCTGCGCGACATCATCGACATGCTCTATCGACCTGACCCCTCATGGAAGACCGAGGCAAGAGAGCACATCAAGGCGTTGCGCGACTTTGTACACGAGCGAAGAGTCGATGCTCCTCACGCTCACATGTGTGACTGCAATCGGTGTGCGGGATAGCACAGAGCGCCCGAATCTCTCGGGCGTTCGATGCTGCACCCCACGAAAGGAACACCCATGAAATACACGATGAAACAAGCCGCTCAGCTCGCGTTGGACGTGCAGGACGCCTGCAATCTCTCGGGCGTCGTGAAGACGTTTGCCACGGTGCTCGATACCATTTGGGAGGACGCGCACCAGCGAGGCAAGGGCACCGATTGGGTGAACACTCACCCGGTGACCGTGCTTTTCGTCAGCAAGCTGGAGAGCCTCACTCACAGCGATGACCGGTTCCGGCACTCGTACGAGTGGTGCCGTGAGACGGTGGCGTGATGAAGCGCACGCTCGATATCAGCCGGCTCAAGCATTACGTCCGCGTGGCGCTGTACGCGTTCCGGGAGGATGCCAAGGTCTTCAAGGCGTCCAAGCCCAACGCGATGATGACCAGCGAAGCGCTCGCCCGAATGTACAGCGAGTTCAACCGCTACGCTCACGACGCGGAGGAGATGCTCAACTCGCTGGAAGAGGGTTATCAGGTCACGCTCGAAGTGGAGGAAGAGTGAGCTACTTCGACCGCTTCGACATCGTCGAGGCTCACTGGTGCTACTACACCGAGTGGCACGGCGGTCAATTCTCACGGGAGTACCAGCGCCTCTCACACATGTGCTCGTACTTCAAGCCTCGTCCGAATCTCAGCAGTGACACGCTGGAGGAGAACGGAAAGGAGATCTACGATGCGCTCGTCGCCCGTTACCAGTCAGGGCACTGACACGTTCCTGATGATTCTGTTCATCGTGCTCACGCTCGTGACCCTGTTCAGCTGCTGCGCTGCTGACCCGAGCATCGTGACCAAGCTCGGATGAAGCACAGGGACCCCGAAAGACTCGGGCTCCCGATGCTTCACCACGAAAGGAAACACATGCGACGCGACGATTACCCCGAACCCGATGACATGCCCTCGGATGACCCCGGTTTTGCTGACCCCGGTGGTCGTTCTGCTCTGAGGGCAGCGACGAAGTCCAACCCGCGTAACTTGCCGTGCCCCACGTGCAAGACGCCGAACGTTCTCACTCCCGCTGACCGTGCTCGTGGTTACCAGTGTGACCGCTGCGCGGATCGCGACGAGGGAGGAGGCTACTAATATGCACGACCGTTCTCTGTTGGCTCAGCTGATTCTCTTCTTCGCCGGCCTTGGCCCGTATGCCAGCGTCGTCGTGTTGTTCCCGGCACTCCTGGCTTTCATCTGCTGGATTGTCGCGCCTCTCCGCAAGCTGTTCGAGTAGTCCCACCCATAGACTGGAGCCAGTGCCATGAGCAAACTGACCAAGCAACATTTCATCGCAGCGGCAGAGGAGATTTCCAACGGTCGCCACTCGCTGTGGAAGACCGGACGCGAGCGCCTCTTGCTCGTGAAGTTCTGCATCAAGTTCTTCAAGCAGTGGAACCCCGAGTTCGACACCACGCGCTTCGAGGAGGCGTGCAACGAGGGCGTCCCTGCACGCAAGACCGGCGGCCTGAAGCGAGCGCTCAAGAAGTACACCCATCCAGAGAGCTTTGGTCAGCCCCCCGGGTACGAGCGACCGAAGTACCAGTTCCCCGACGGAACGCCAGTCGATGGTAGAGAGCGGTTGAAGCGTATGCTCAGAGGGGAAGTGCGCGTCCTCAGGACGATGGACATCAAGAAATGCCGGTTCGTCATCCTCGCACCCGAGCACTACCGCGACGATGGGTCGTGCAAGTGCGATGACCCCGAGCACCGCGAGATGATGATCCGCGAGTGGGAGTACACGCCCGACCAGTTCGAGGGTATCCCCTTGAGGCAGCCATGACCCGCGCCGAGCAGAGACTCCGAAAGATTCGGCGGCTGGAGCGGGAACTCGACCGCACCATTCGCGACCGCAACCACTGGTACATGGTGGCGTACGCCGGCTACGAGACAGTCCGGCAGATCCGCATCAAGACCCAGCACCTTGAGCGCAGGCTCAAGAACGGAAAGCAGAGGGACAGGCGATGATGCCCTTCGTTCTCGGTGCGGTGGTCGTCGCTGTGTTCGTCGCTCTGCTGATTGCAGGTCTGATGATCCAGGAGTGGCTGGACTTCCCCATCTTCGCTATCGCCGTGCTCGTGTTCGCGCTCGGGGTGATGGCGTGGGGCATCGGTTCGGGCATCAAGACCAGCTGCGAGAAGGCTGAACTGAGCGGGTGGGTCTGTGGATAACTTGTGGAAAGTTATGTAGTTGACATACGTACAGTGCGGCTGTACGCTGGGAAATCCACACTCGATGTCGCATGGGGGTTGTACAGATGGCGAAGAAGCAGAACGGCCCTCCCAACGGGGGAGGGGGAGCCGTTGGAAGGACCGCTAGGACTGCTCACTCGACGCACGCTACAAGTACCACGAACCCGATAGGCACGCAAGCGTATGCCTCTCTCGCACCATTCGCACCTAGGCTAGTCCCGCTCTGCCGCCCCACTGAGGGCGGCGGTTGCAGTTGTCCCCACCACACAGGCACAGCAGGGCACGACCCGAAATCTTCGGGAAAGGCACCGCTCCAAAAGGGGTGGCAACGTCACAGCCACACCCCCACCTGGCCGTCCTATCCGTACAACGTGGGCGTGCGACTCGGTCGTACGCTCGCAGTGCTGGACATCGACCCGAAGAATGGAGGGAACGAGAACCTTGCTCGACTCGAAGCTGCCCACGGAAAGCTGCCCGTTACTCCAGAGGTTATCAGCGGGTCAGGAGTGGGACGACATCTCTACCTCGAGGTGCCCGCTGACCAGCGAGGATGGAAGCTGCCGGGTGTCGAATTTCTGTGCGAAGGAAATCAGGTCGTTGCTCCTGGCAGCCTACACCTCTCAGGCAACCGCTATGATTGGGCAGCAAATCGAACGCCTGCTGTCCCGATTGCGAAGGCACCCGCTTGGCTCCTGACCCGTCC